CCTGAGTTACATTGCAGAGTTTTCCTATCTCTCTAAGAGTTTTGCACTCAATATCTCTCCATATCACTACATTGCATTCACGTTCAGTCAGGGTGGAAAGGACTTCATATAGAGCTTCATAAATAATCGCTTTATCAATGTGATATCTAGGGTCGCTCTCTGAAAACTCCCACTCACCTAGGCTCTGTGAGCGACTCAATTTCTCTAAGGCTATAACCCATTGTTCTTGACTCATCCGTATCCGTATTATTGTAGATAAGCTCTATAGGTTCCTCTATAGGATTTCCATTGTCGAGCAGTTTTTCAATGTAAGCTTTAATAAAGCAAGCAAGGATGACATCGTTTTTGTACTCGATGTCATCCCAATACTCAATAGGTGTAGAAGTACGGTACTCCCCTACTCTGATATATAAATTATATAAAGGTGTTGTCATTACAGCTTTTTAAGTTTTAAGTATTCATTTTCGGAAAGTATTTTCATCTCTTTAAAAGAACCATCCTTCACCTTAGTTGCTAGTACATGGAAGTCCCGCGCTATGTCTTCAAGTCTACGAAATACAGCATCGTTATTCTGCTTAATCTCATTTTCGACCATATCACGGTACTCGTTGAAATCATCAAATGACACTTGTTTAATGCGGTCAACCGCCTCCCCTATCTTAGATACATGATTGCAAGTGTTGCGTACTCGGGTATCTAAGTCTTTAGTGAACTTCTCAAGCTTCTTGTCTTGTGATTTTAGTTCTTTCTTAAAGGCTGTGGCTTCCTTCTTTATCTTACCGTACAATCGTTCTACCTCTTCAAGGTTAGGTATCTTGTCCTCTACAGCGTGTACGATTTTCATACATTCTACGATATTTTCATTGAGGTCATGTAAGATTTCCTTACATTTGAAAAGTTGGGTAGAATGCTCAACGTTCTTTACCTTAAGATTCCTCATTTCCTTACAAACCAACCAATAGAAATAACCAGAAACGATAGTGCCTACACTAAGGGCAAGTAAAGCACCTTCAATCATGGTCTAGCTCCTTGGGTTGTCTTTCTTGTTGTTTTATCTCATGGTCGCTTATCTCACTTCTAGCCCTGTCTACCGCCCATTCAACGGCTTCATCTAGGTACTTAGACCAAAAGATACTTTCCGTCTCCATCCCCTGTCTGAAAACGCCATACCCAAAAGAGGTATCAAGAACGAAGATAACGGCCGGTGTTTTGTCACCATCATCATCAAACTCATGCCATCCTAAATGTTTAGTATATTTAGTGCGGTTAGTCATGTCTTCTTTTTGTTTAAACATAGCATCAAACATATGATTCCTCCCTTGTATGTCTTTTTAAATCTTCCTCAGTAACTATCAGCAACGTAATCAATACAGCATGTGCATAGCTACACTTTAATCTTCTCATTAATAGGTGTGGTTTCACTACCCCAAACTCTTCAAACGATTTCTCTATTATCTCCGCTTCTCGTTTGCTCAATGATAACCTCTGCTTCTTCAACGAATACCTCCAACATGATTTCTAATAACTTAAATTGCTCTTCGGCATCCATTTTATCAATTGCAGTTTCAAAGTCCTCATTCGTCATGTTGATGCGCCTTTTGTTGTATATATTCGTGTATTGCCTTTTGTCCCGCAGATTGAAACCTATCCTTTTTATCCTTGTCGAAATCAAAGTACGGATGGTAGGTAGGCGTCTCGCCTTCCTCCCCCTTTCTCTTTGATGGGAAGCCAATAAAGAAGCCTCCGTTTCTCTTTCTTATGTACCTGCAATCATTAAGATGTAGACCCCATTCAGGGATATAAAAATTAACAATGCCTACAACCTGACTATTAGGGTCTTCAAACGACTGATAGTGTGTGACTTTAACCATATACCTACCTTAGCAAAATGATAATATAAAACATGTCGGAAAAACGTTCAAGCATTTTCCTTTACTATAAATGAATGTAATCTATAGACAAAAAAAATAACAACGTAGTATTTTGATGGTGTAAATGAAAGTCGTCACTCCGCGTTAAGGAGCATTTACAAAGCTAATTTGCAGTAACGGGAAATCGCAAGCCCAGTAAAAGAGGAAACGTATGACCAATACGGTAAATCATGACGTAGATATGGAGGCCGTCGCTCCAACTGAACAAGGTGAAGTTTCCCCGACGCATGAACAGGCGTATGGCAACGAGGGACATGCTCAAGATAATCAGTCCGGCCAGACTGAGGATGATACAGCAAAGAACTTTAAGGCTATTCGCGAAAGTAATGCGCGACTACAGAGAGAAAACGAGGAACTTAAGCAAACGAATCAAGCTTATAACTCGCGACTTGAAGAGATTGAAAACGCTATGAAAGCACAATCGAGGCCTGCCACGCAGGAAGAGATTGATGACCTCGCGGACTTGTCTAATGAAGATTGGACAACAAGGGAGCAAGCGGAGAAGTTAGCGGAGCGAAAGTTTCGTAAGCTTTATCAAGAGCAGAGAGAAGCGGAGAATAAGCAGAGGCAAGAGCAAGAAAAGAAAAAAATGCTCGAGCAGCTACCGAAGAAGTTGCAGAAGGAATACCCCGATTTCGATTCAGTAGTCACCAAAGATAACGTGGAATATTTAAAGGCTAACAAGCCTCATATTGCAGCATCTTTGGCGGCGAACACTGACCCGTACTTGCAAGCATTAGCCGCGTATGACGCAGTCAAGGCATTTTGTCCAGGCGTCGAAGTCCAACAGGATAACGAACGCATGGAAAAAAACGCATCAAAGCCCGGGACTTTAGGAGCTGCACAAGGTGCATCACCTCTAAGTAAGGCAGGTTCATTTGAGAAAGGGCTTACGTCCGACCTCAAAAAACAGCTTCAACAGGAGATGATAAGCTCAATACGAGGTGGTTAGCCCTAACTTAACTTAGGGGTAACACATGAGTATCACAACTTCGACTACACTGCCGGCACCAGTCCAGCAGTCGTTTTCATATAAGTTGTTGTCGGTGCCAGTTCCTTACATGATTCACAAAATTCCGGCTATGCTTAAGCAAATGCCAAGGAATGGCGGAACCACGCTAAGGATGCGGAGATATAACCCCCTCAATACTGCCACTGTACCACTTGGCAATTCGGGGATTCATCCGCCACCACAGCAACTTACAGCAGTTAACATTGACGCTCAAATGGATTTTTACGGAACGTATATCTATTTGAACGAACAAGTAACACTGCAAAACCAAGACCCAGTATTAAACGAAGCAGCTCAACGTTTGGGAGTCTCATTGAGACAAACAGAGGATGAACTAACTCGCGAAATGCTTAGCTCGTCTGCATCGTTCGTAAACGGTGTCAACGGTAAAATGGATGCCGTTGTAAAACCCAACCTGATTGACTTGGAAGCCTACGGCGAAAGCTATGGTGACAGGGGCGAACTCTTCGGAGACGCTGAACGACTAAGTGGATGGGCCGCGTAAGCGGAAGCGATAGTCTGACCTCACTTGTAAAGAGTGAGAGGGAGACCCGAAGAGGTCACCCCGCCATGTAAAGCGGTTTTATATGGTCAGTACCCTAGAGGGGAAAGTAACAGAATTGGTCAATGGAGATAACCCTACGGAATTAGCTCGCGAAGATATCGACGATATCATACGAGTACTACTTTCTAACAATGCCTACACTATTAGTGATGGTATTGAGGGTGAAGACCGGTTTGGTTCTGCACCTGTAAGAGATGCCTTTTTCGCACTTGGTAACACCAACTTGATTGGTGACCTTGACCGCGTAACTGGTTTCATCGCTAAAGTTCAGTATCCTAACCAAGATAGGGTTTTGCGACCTGAATATGGTTCCGTATCGAACTTACGTTTCTTGCTATCTTCAATCGGTTCGCTTTCAGCTAACGCATCTATGAACGGTGCGGACATCTACAACATATTTTGTTGTGGACTTGAGGCTTTTTGTTGCATCGAACAAGACGGCTACTCTTCTCAATTTATTTACCGTCCTCCTATCTATGATGGCCCATTGGCTCTCAACGCTAGTGTCGGTTACAAATTTGCAGAAGTACCACGCATCACCAACGATGCTTGGGTCATTAACTATCGTGTAACACTAAGCGTATAAGGAGGTAAGACATGTCTAGTTTACAATTAGTCGCATCTGGCTCCTTTACAGCAGACGGAAGCGCGAAAGAAATTGCCCTACGTTCAGACTTCGATTATTTCGAGACTGAAAATCACACTCAAATGGCTACTACCGCTAACCCCGGAAGAGGTGTTTTCTTCCGTTGGTATAACGGCTATGCCGCTGATTCTGCCGCTATGGTTTCAAAAGAAAACAGTGCTAACACTGTAACTTATGAAGTCGTTTCAAGTGGTGGTTTCACACGAGTTGATGAAAGCGTACAGGCCCCAGAAGCTGCACAAGCAACCTCTGGAACCGATGTTACAGCAGCCAACCCGGCCGTTGTTACCGTAACAGCTCACGGATATTCTACAGGGGATAGAGTGCGTATGTATGGTACTACGGGGATGCTACAGATTGCAGGAATGGAGTTTCACGTTACTCGCGTGGATGCTAACTCATTTCAGCTTACATATCTGGACGCTTCCGGATTTGCCGCTGTTGCTACTGCCGGCTTTGCAAGACGAATCCCTAACAACCCACTTTATGTACCCGCCAAGAACTACATCACTGGCATTACAGCAGCTAACCCAGCAGTTGTAACCTTGTCTTTGACTCACAACTTGGCAGTTGGTGACAAAGTGCGTCTACATGTGCCTTCCGCTTTTGGAATGTCACAAGCGGACAACGTTGTTGGAGAGGTTACAGCAGTTAGCACCGCTAACAACACTGTAACTCTAGGTGATGTTGATGCGTCCACATGGACAGCGTTTGCATTCCCTGCGTCTGCATCTGTGCCGTTTACTCATGCTCACCTTGTCCCATTTGGCGACGTGGCGAACGGAGTTGACCAAGCACTAGATAACCAAGCTCAAATTATCATGAAACTAGCTGCCGGGGTGGATTCACCTGCCGGGTCAGCTAATGACGTGATTTATTGGAGAGCATGGAAAGCAGGATTCGTAAACAACGAATAACGCTTAAGAGGGGGCTTGTCCCCCTCTTTCTACTAATTCGTTAGAAATTGGTAGCTAATTGGTACATGTAAAGCGGCTTTACATCGGAGGTAAATGATGAGCGCAGTAGTACAATTCGGTGAAGCAATCACCGCCGGAACTCCCGGGGGGCCTGCAAAGAAGGTCACCAAGGATGAGATGGAAAAAAGACGAAAAGAAGCAAACAAGATGGTAAAAGGTGTCTTTAGATGCCACGAGCCAAGAGGCGGTAACGTCACTCTAGTTTGGAGAGAGTTCAAAGGCGACCCAATTCGTCGTTATACGATGTATGACGGTCAAGAATATGAGATTCCTACAGGACTTGCCAAGCATCTTAACAGCAATTGTAATTACAACATCCATGGTCATATTCTAGGCCCAGATGGTAACCCTCTTGTTGATAAGAAAGGTAAGAAAATCTCACGTATGAACTTCGAGAGTATGGAGTTTTATGAATGACAATCTATGCACCGTCATTCTTTAAGCTAAGTGATGCAGATTACTTACCTAAACGTCGTGAGATTTCCGACGTTACTTTAGCTATTGAGCCTACAGTAACGACAACAGAAGCTCACGGGTACGCGGTAGGCCAACTTGTACGGCTTCATGTTGATAAGAGATATGGCATGGATATAGAAGGGAAGAAAGCAACGGTGTTAAGTGTCCCCACTACTACGACGTTTACCGTGGATTATGACACAAGTGCATTGTCAACATACGTAACCCCGACTTATTCGGGAGGAAACGGCTTTACTCAAAGTCATGTAGTTCCAATAACCGGAGTTGAAAAGAATGAGGCAACATAGTACTATGTGTGATATTTCAACCAAATTTGTAGGTATCACATGGAACAAAAAAGGAAATGCAGCACATGTCAAATAGAATTACCACTCCACTCGTTTCATCGAAACAGAAAAATGCCCTTAGGAAGAGTTTACAATTGCCGAGATTGTCGAAAAAAGGAAACACAAGTAAGCCCGGAACAACTGGAGGTGTCTCTAAAGGAAAGGGACGAACGATTAAGGGAATTGGGTAAATCAAGTAAAGGAAGATTGTGGAGCGAAGCACATAGAAAAAAAATGGCAATCGGAGCATCAAATAGATGGACACAGGAAGATTTAAATGAAAGTCGAGCAAAAGTTGTGTACTACAATTACAAGAGAAGAGGGTATAAAAATGATTTTGAATCATTTAAGGAAATTACACAACAAAATTGCAAGTATTGTGGTATCGGACCTTCTATTGTGTCTAAGGGTTGTCGCGACAAACGAGTTAAATTTGTGTCTAGAATAGGCATATATAAATATAACTCTATAGATAGGGTGGATAATGACAAAGGATATATCAAAGGGAATATGGTGCCTTGTTGTGACATATGTAACAAAGCAAAACGAAATCTTCCACTAGAAACATTTTTAGCATGGATAGAGAGGTTTAAAAAATGAGTACACTACAAAGAATAAGAAAGAAGGTAAGACGTCTAACGGCTACTCCTTCAACAATACAACTTCCTGATAGTGAAATTGACGAATACATAGACACATTTTACCTTCAAGATTTACCAGCCCATTTAAAACTATGGAATTTACACGATACATATGAGTTCTACACACAACAACAAGAGGATAGGTACACTCTACCCGTCAATACTTATACTAGCGTCTCACCCCCTGTGTATATCGCCGGTTACCAGTCGTTTTATACTCAGCTTAGGGAGCAATTTTTTAACATCTATCCTAAGCTAAATTACTCTCAAGACGTAGGAAGTGGGAACGGTACGGCAGGCCCGTACACTTTCACTTTAACAAACGTTCCATGTTTAAAAAGGGAGTTTCTCGTAAGTGCGGTAGATACGAATAACGTTACGAGAACACTAGTCGATGTACCTGTAACAGACCTAACGGGTAACCTTGTAGCGGAAGGGACAACAACACCTAACGTAGGGACAATTAATTACGTCACAGGAGCTGTAACAGTCACCACTTTTGGTGATACTATAGACTCTGGAGAAACTATCAACGCTCAATACGTACCATACGAGGCAAACAGGCCGACAGCGATGCTTTTCTATGATGACGAGATGATTTTGAGACCGGTACCAGACAAAGCATATAAGGTTACAGTAGAAGTTTACCGTACGCCATCTCAACTACTAGACGTAGCGGGAGACGAGCCGGATATACAACAGTGGTGGCAGTATATAGCGTTTGGCGCAGCATACAAGATTCTAGAAGACCGGCAGGATACCGAGACTATGCAAGCACTTGCAGCACGCTTAGACGAGCAAAAACAGCTTGTCTTACACCGTACCGTTGAGCAATTGACGCCTCAAAGAACGGAAACCATATTTTCTGAGCAGACTAGCAACTATTTTGGTAACAGCTTTAGGAGTGGCATGTAATGACGTACAACCCCTCTATTCCACAGCCTAATGACTTCATAAGTCAGACACAAAAACAAGCGTTGATTAATTACAGTGAAATAAACTTGCAGTATGCGTTTGACCATGTCTCGTTGACGGACTCAGTGGATTTGAATAGAGGTAAGCATAAAAAAGTTACCTTTCAAGAGCAATCGGGAGACCAGACAACAGGTGCGACCGATTACGCGGCATACTCTAAAGATGACAGTGGACAGCCAAGTTTATACGGAAGGCCAGAGAGCGACGGAACCGTTTACAAGTGGACAAGTAGCGGACATGTTGCACCGGCATTGAGACTTGAAGCATTCGTTATATTTGACCAAGAGGGCAACATATTAAAGAACAAAGACGAAGTAGAACTAAAGATGAACGTAGATACCGTTGTACCTAGTCAACCCTTATTCAACGGAAGGAACGTTAGGGATGATTGGACGGTTACCTTTGAAAACAACATTACAACCGATAAGTTTTTTTGGGTAATCACTCCGTTTTATTGGGCTTTTACCGAGTCATTTAACTTTGAAGATAGCGCTTTTGACTCATCTACTCCTTACATGTTTGGTACTTATGCTCAAGCGGTCACCGCAGGAATGATAAGAATAATGACTAAGACGGTTAGTGGACTTTCAACAGCAGCACAAAGACATACCGGCTTAATCCATTTACAAGTTTATACAGTGGGGTAATACATGACATATAATCCAGAAATCCCGAAAGCTAAAGATGTGATGGCCGATTCCCAAGGGGATATGCTCACAAACTTTACACAGCTCAATACCATATATGGTACAGCGGGAGACCATGTAGCCTTTAACGCTGCATCGGGAGCAGGTAAGCACAAAAAGGTCACCTTTCTAAGCCAAGGTAGCGACCCTGATGCCGATTCTCCAGAGACAAGAGAGAATGAGCTAGCATTATTTGCATTGGAAGACGGTACAGATACAGAGCTTTATTTAAGAAAAGAGTCAAACGGAGACGTCAATCAATTCACAAAAGACGGTGAGCTTTACCTAGGTGTACACCCTGTTTTTGCTCTTAATCTATCAGATACCGCACCTAGTGCAAATACAGGAGCTGGCACATACAATTTCACAGTGAATAACAGCTTTAACCTAGATACAGCACTCACGAGACGATTGACAGCTAGTCGATGCCATTACCGTTTTTACTTTACTAACGGTGTAGTGGACGCAGCGGGCAACCCGACAAATAAGTACCTTTTCTATGCCAATGGGTTTTTAAACTCATCTAATCCAGTGATAGGAAAAGTTCCCAATACAGCTAACTACGATGCTGAGGTAGACGCGAGTTACATTGACATTGAGTTTGTAAACCAAAACAACTCAAAGGTCAGCAGTCTAACAGGCGCAACAATCTTATGTTGGAGAGTTCAATAATGCCAATGTACAAGCCCACAGCCATAGCATACCAAGAGAGCGGATTAGTTCGGGATAGACAAGCTTTTGTCACCCCTAACGATGCCTACGTAGAGCTTGAAAATGCTTATGTTTGGAGGGGTATAACAAAGAGACGTAACGGGTATGATTTGCTCGGTCGTCTTCGAAGAGTTTTAAGTACATTTACCTACTTCACGACCGGAGCTTCTCCATGGTCAATTAACCTATTAAGTGAGAGTGGAGGAATACAAGCTATTGATATTTCGGGCGCTCCAACTTTGATTATTACTACAGGTGGACAACACGGCCTTTCAAATGGTGACCAAGTAGTATTTACGGGAGTAGGGGGAACAACGCAGCTAAACGGTAACACATATACAGTAGCAAACGTAACTACAGATACATTTGAGGTTACGCAAGCCGCCCCCGGAGCTTTTACAAGTGGTGGGTTTTGGTTTTCCAACAGGTCATTAGCAACCCAAGAGCCAGATGCTAATATAGAATGTGGTTCCGTAGTTATCACTCTAGATGTAGGAGTGACAGACGAAGTATTAACAGACCAAGGAGACGGAACACTAACAAGCGCGGGCGCATCATCCGGAACCATCAATTATAGTACCGGTGCTATTGTCATAACGCACGCTTACGGCGCAGGGGTAGCGGTGTCAGTTGCCATGAACTATTTTCCTGCACTTCCTGTGATGGGGATTTGTCAAAGAGAGTTGAATACAATCAATCTTGAAGACATGGTTTGTTTTGATACGAAATACTCTTATCAATTTTCATCCGGAAGTGGTTTCAGTGAAACCGCTAGTACTTTTCCTGTGAAATGGCAAGGGGATGATGTTGAGTTTTTTTGGTGGTCAAATTACTACTTCGATGCCAACCAAAATAAATACTTTTGGGTAACAAATGGTAATAACGGAGGGACGGTAGGAACAAGCGACCCTATTAGGTATTATAATGGGACAACGTGGAATACAACAGCGTTTTTACCCTCACTTAAAAGCACAGCGGCAACAGGATACTTGATAACCGCGGAGCT